TTAATCTATTAATTTATTCAATAATAATGATGATAATATTGGTTAAATTCACCGTTTTAGCAAATATTACAACAACAATAGCTATATTATTATTATTTAGTGTATGTTATTTAGTATATTTATATACTAAGAGAATAACTCGTGTGGCTCAAATTTTCTTTATATTTTGGTTAGCTATTATTGGTGTACCAATGATGTTATGTATTTTACACTCTATTCTACATTTGCCAACACTTTCAGTGAGTTTAGGGTTTATGATAACTTTTGCAATAGTGATCAGAGCTACCCAACCTACCACGATAGCATTATTATTGTTTGCGGCACTTATAAGTCCAGTTAAAACAGCATCAGTGAGTTCTTTTTTAGAATCAAATAAATATGAGTTTTTACATGATGCTTTAACTTTTGGTTATATTATATATCGAGTTTGTGTTCATTCAAGTGTTGTTGATAAAGTTAAGAAATTAATAAGGAATGATGTTGTTATTCAGCAGAATATTAATGTTGATACATTATTAGTATGCGATTATAGGAAGTCAAAACAGACTCGCATATCACAAGCTGTTAAGCAGAAGGCACCAATCTTAATTGATGAAGGTATTGATATTACACCTTTAGCTGTTCATAATTGTACAGCCGGTCGTTTTGCGGCAACTTTTGGTAGGCAATTAGCTGATGTACCACGACCAGAAATACATAGGCTTAATGAATTTTATTGTTTTGCAATTGAAACCCAAAAAAATAGAGATAGATACTATGTTACAATATGAATTGATGCAAGTCGATTTTAATGCTTATTTAGATCATCTTCTACCGGCTAAACGTCAGATAGCTTTAGATACTTATAAAAATCTTTTTGAAGGGAAAGATGTGAATTTAAGTTATGGAGCATTTACAAAGTTAGATGAGAAAAATTTGACTAATATTGTTTCTGGTTCGATTAAATATTTGAGACAAAGAAACATTACTGCACCATCAGAACAGTATAAAATCATAACTGGGCCTTTTTTCTGGGCATTGGAACATGCAATCACTAAAATTGATCCAGCATATTGTGGCAATAAAAATTTCAAAGATTTAGAGGATTGGGTTACTGATAAAGCTAAGAAATATAAAGATATACGTTTTGTTTGTGTTGATGGTTCTTCTTTCGATTCAACACAACACTGGGAGATACAGTTGGTAACAGATATTAACTATTACATTAATATAATAGATAAAATACGGTTTAATTATCCAGTATCATATAATTTGTTATATGAATGTGTTACTAACATTTTGCAGATAGTAAAAACATATAACACAGCTGGTCAAAAAGAAGGGGTG